CAGCATAAATGTTAGCAGAAAGATCGCGAAGATAATCTTTAAAGTATGTTCTCTGAGGTGCGTTTACATTAGAAACTGTATCGCTTGCCTTAGATAAATCAACGTGCTTCTCAAGGATGTTACCTTTGATTCCAGTTACATCTCCAGTGTCATCAATAACAGCAATATGAAGTTGATCGTTGTGCCCTTGTCTATCATCTACATAGATGCTGGTTCCAGGTTTTGGTGCAAGTGTGCTCCAATATACCGTAGAGTTAGTAAGTCCTAAAGTCTGCTGATCATACCAGTCAACAACAGTTGTGGGTGTTTGTGCAGTAGTTACGTTACCTACATCAGAGGTGAAGAAAACAGAATCTGCAGTATCGAAAGATGAGAATCCATCTCCCTCTGCATAATCAATTCTAGTTTCTGTTCCAGTAGAGGAAACTCTAGAAACAATCTTGACATCCAGTTTACTAGCACCACCAGCATCATTAGTTGCTCCAGTGATAATACCTTTTATATATCCAGTAAATACTGCGGTTGTTCCTGCGCCAGGAAGAACTCCAGTAACTGCTGCGGTAATACCCATACCAACTGTTGCACCAAGTCCTGCAAGATTGGTGGTGGTAATTCCTAAAGTTTGGTCAGCAAAATCATCGATATAGCAAACTTTTAGACTTTCTGACCAAGAACCTGGATTCTTAGCCGCATAATAGAAGTCAGTTGCAGTATCGTAATTATTACTGTAATCGTCGTAATTTTTAATTTTTAGTGTGGTAGTACTTGCAATACCTACACCAGCATTAGCATTTTTTAAATCGTCATCATCTGCTCTGACAACCTTAAGAACTCCGCCATATGAAAGATAGGACGATGCGCTCATCCAGTATTCATATTGTGCGTCGGCAGTCTTAGGTTCACCAAATATATTGATGAGATCTTGTTCGTTTGAAATGTTTGTGACTTCATCAACAGGTCCAATTTCAAATGGGCCGCAAATGGCACCAATGTTATCTAGTACATTATCAGCTCTTCCTACTGTTAGGTCAACCTCCCTTACCAGAACTCCAGGAGATAATTGAGGAGTCGCCATGTTTTGATTCTCCGTGGTCTCAGTTTATCTTCAAATATTTATTAATAACTGACTTTTCACAGGGGAAACGCGACGTGAATTACCAATCTGGGTATGTCCAATCATTTTTACATTTTTTATTTTTAAGTATTCTTTCTATCGTACAATCTTTACATTCATATGAATATGAAGATGCAACTGCACCTCTATCTTTTCTTGTTCTATAAAATCCATCAATTAGATTTTTATCAATACCACAAGTTCTACATTTTCTATCTTGCAGTAAAAGGTGACCAAGTTTTATTTGACCATCTAAATCCATTACCTATAATTCCACATATGAGACATATCTCCATATTCGCCAATCGAAGCATTAGACCAACGATCGCCTTGGGCATCAACAAAACTATCTTCATCTAATCCATCATTCAAAAATCCAAATGGTGCCATATCCTGTTCAATTTGATTTTTTTGTTCCTCATATAATCTTTTCCTAACATCCTGGTCTGTCAATTCTTTGAAATAGTCCATCTGGACTAACCATGCATATATGACAAGACACATTGCCAGGTCGTCATTACATCCTTCTTCAGCCTCAAATGAATTATGCTTTGAGATAAATGTTGTCAACTCAGAGATAATTTCATAATCATTGAAGATAACTTTATCTTCTTCTATAAGAGTTTTAAGATTAAGTGATCCAACTTTTTTTACAGTTTTGGACATCTTAACTCCCAATTGAGTTTTCTTACCAGAAAATCCTTGACCTACAATTTGACCTGCTCTACCTCTCATAGAGCACATAAGAAGGTTTTGATATTCTAAATCATATTGAAGAATGCTTGCAACTTGATCTCCAATATCATTTACTTCACAAAGAATATATGCACTATTATAATTCCTTGCTATTTCGTAAATTATATTTGGAAACAACATCGGTTTGATATCGTTGTTTCTATATTTTGATACTATTTTATGAGGAAACTCTGTAATATCTACAACTATGAATGCTGAGTAGTCTTCTCCAACTCCTCTAGCAACGTCAACTGTCATTACATAGTCATGATTCTCTACTGGATTTTCATATACATCTAATCCAGCATTTCTTTGTATTGGGTTATCATAAATTAAAGTTCTTAATTTACTTGGAGCAATCAGTGTATTGACCGATCCTAAAAATTCACACTCAAACTCAACTTTAAATTGTGCTTCTGAAGTGTTTGCAATTGTAGTCTCTCTCCACTTCTCATCTCTACCAGGAACCTCAGACCAGTGAACATCTGTTGGAATATATTCATTTTTACCTTTCTCCGCATCATGCCACATGCGGTAGAAATGATTCATACCGTGTGGGGTAGATACAATAATTACTTTGGTGTTTTTACCAGAAGTAATAGTAGGATAAACAGATGCAAAGAACGAGTCTGCAACATGGTTTGGAACGAATGCAAATTCGTCGAGGAAGAGGATATTGAAAGACATGCCTCGGACAGCACTTGCAGACGTAGAAGCTGCCAATATCTTACTGCCATTCTCTAACTCCAGAGATCCTTTGTTCCATGCAATAATACCCTGCTGCATCCATTTGGGCAAGTTCTCATATGCAGTCTGTAACCTTCCTAGAAGTTCTCTAGCAGTCGCTGCTTTGTTAGCAAGGATGCCAATATTAACAGAGTCATTGAATACCGCATAATGAAGAAGATAAGACACAACTGTAGTACTTTTGCCAGTTTGACGGGGCATTTTACAGATGTTAAATCTATTTTCATGGAAGTTGTTAATTAACTTTTCTTGGAAATGATAAGGATGAAACTGAGTAAGACCTTCATCAAGAGAAACAATTTTTATATACCTGTTAGCAAAATATACAGGATCTTCTTTGCATCGCATAAACTCAAGAATTTGTTCTTGAGTAAATTCAATTGCAGTATTTGCTTTTTTTAGATTAGGATTACCAAGGTATACATTATCAGGCATAATTTATCAACAGTTCCAAGCTCTAAGTGATTTGTTAATTCTACTGTCAGGATCTCTTGCAGTTTTAGCAGACGTTAATTTCTTCTTCATTCCTTTCATTCTAGCACAAAACGATGCTCTTCTTTTGTTGCCTTTCTTTTTAGATGGTGCTTTCAGGTCAGAACCAGGATTCTCTGCTTCATAAGACTTACGCCCCTTTTCATTAAGACCACCTTCTTTATTCTTACCAGACTTTTTAGTCCATGCCGCACCTTCTGAGTGAAGCACTGGTTCTCCTGGTTCATAATCCGAAACCTGATAAGATCTTACTTTACCACCGGGATAAACTTTTTCAATTTGATCTTGAATGTCAGATCTACTTGGAATTCTTACCGAGGGGAAGAACATTTTAATACTATACATCTTACCTCTAAATGTGAGGTAAACCATTATGATATTTCCAGTTTTTCTAGGAACTTGTACTGCCTCATCTACTTTCTCAAGTGCTGGACATTCTTTAGCACCATGAACGGGGCACTCCTCCCCTTTATGATTATGCATACATCCTTTCTTTTCATCAATCTGTTCAACTTCTTCTTTCTTCACGCAATTCGGATATCTCTTTCCAAACATCGTCTTCATACCTTTTTTGGTATATCCTTTCCAACACTTTTCATCAAGCATTTTTGATCCAAGACCTTCAGTTGGTTGTAAAGGTTCTGGTGTAATTAAATCCGTAAATTCATATTCGGTTGGTCTATAATCAGATCTCCAATTGGAAAACTCTTCTTTTTTAGTTTTATTACCCCAGTTAGCAGCACCTTTCTTACGGCACTTGACTAAAGCACCGGAAGCATATGCAGAAGGCCATACGGAATAACGAGATTTGACCTTGTGATAGCAGGCATCCTTTTCTCCTGCTGCTTCTTCAATGTCAATTTCATCTCCAACTTCTACATTATTTTCAGCAAACCATCCACGATTAACTTCTAATGCACAAATAATTTCATAATCTGATGAAACTGGATTTGTATCATTTGGTTCTAATTGCTTAATACTTTCAATAATTCCATCTTCTCTAATAAAAGCAATATCAAGAGGAATTTTTGTTTCGGTCATATGGAATGACTGCTTACATACT